GTGGATCGGGGAGCGCGGATCGCGGTACGTTTCAACCGGCGGGCGGGAGGCGGGGCGCGGCTTGTTTCACTTTTTAAAAGACACAAAAAACCCCGCGCTCGGCGGGGTTGATTGGATCGGGTCCAACGATCAGACGTGGAAGGTAAACGAGCCGCCTTCAATCGCTTCGCGGACAATCTCGCGGGTCCGATCTTCGCCAGAGTCGGCGGTTTGCTCGGCGACCGCGTCGGCGAAATTGTAGTGGTCGGTTGGGTCGTAATCTTCCAGCGCGTCCTGCGCAGCAGACTCGGCTTCGGCCCGTATGCGATCCTCCAACAATCCAAACAAAGAGCTGGCTAGTTGGTCTTCGCGACTTGCGACATGGGCCATGGCTGCGGCCATTTGATCGACCTTTTGCGTAAGCTTCCGGATCTCGGCGGCGGCGGCTTTCATATCCGCGCCGGTCGCGTCCATTCCGGCCTCGATCTGATCGGCAGCGAGCCGGTCAAGATACTCCGCCATGGTTTCGCGCGTGGCCGGTTGGTTTTGGTTTTGAATGTTCATGTTTCGTTGCTCCAATGTTGCGCCCTCGGTTCGGGGCGTGGCCGGATTATACGACTAATCGCAGACATAAAAAACCCCGCACGTTGGCGGGGTTGATCGGGTCGGGGGATCGGTTAGGTGTGCGCGTATCCGTCGCGCTCTATACCGATGACCATATCGGGGACGTTCGCCATCGCGCAGCCGTCGAAGTGTAGGGCGTAGCAATCCCGCGCTACCCAATCCACGAAGCCGACGCCTCTATATAACGGATGCTCGGTGTCTCGAATGTGGCGGCAGAAAATGCGCACCAGCGCACACTGCTGATCGGCGGTGAACTGGGCGAGATGATCGATAAATTGCGGCTTTTGCATTAGATCGTCCCCACAGTAAAAACGTCGTCGCCATTTTTGAGCGTACCCGCGCCGGTTATCGGCACGTTCCACTCGAGCGAATCGATCAGGCTTTGCGCCAGATCACGAGACTGCGGGAACATGTCCCGATCAGAGTTGAACGGCTGAACCATGGCCGCGCCATGAGTCCAAGCTTTAAGACGTGCGCCTTTCGTGTTGGTCGGGTTTAGATATCGAACCTGTATAGCTTGCATTTCACATTCTCCAAATGTTGCGCCGGTATGGCGTGATCGAATTATAAGACTAATCGCATGCATAAAAAAACCCCGCGCTGGGCGGGGTTATTGGAGCGGGTGAGGGGACCGATCAGGCGGCTAGCGCGATGGTTTCCCACTGGTTGCGCGGCAAGTCTAGAACGGCGCGACCGTTTGCATACCAATCGTCAACCGAGTCCGCGTCGGCAGTGTGCGCGACGGCGGTTACCGCATTAACGATTGTTGCCCGGCTTATTGGCTTGTTGGTGTAACCGGGCTGCTGGATCGTTTGCATTAGACCGGCCAAGATATCCCCGCTGGATTTTTTCGGGAGGCTTAACACTTTGACGACGCTATCCACGACGGCGGCGGGATTGGCTAAACCATTCTCGACAATGTCCCCGTGCGCGATCCGGAACATTTCGACGGCTTCGTCAAAACTATCGCGGGAAGTGTAACCGGCGACAACGTCGCGCAATTTCAATTGCAGCGCGTGATTGTCCGCGTCTTTTGCTTCACTGGTGAGCAAAGACCAATCCTCGGTGCCGCGTGCGCTAGTGACGTGAGTGTGGCGGCTTTTCTTTTCGCTACTGCATCCGTTCAGACACCATAGCGTCCAAACCATTTGCATAACCTCGACGCTACCCATACCCACCTCGGAATTGCGCAGCATAATCCCGTTCGCCATGGCGTCACCTATCGCAGGCTCGGCCACCTGATTTTCGGATTTGAGGCGCATATAAAGACGGGAGTCGGTAACGGTCCCGTTCACGATTTTCCAATTCGCTTCGCTTTCCATTAACTGCGGGAGCGCGGCTTGCACCAAATCGACATTGTCGAAAGTTTTAAACTTGTCGCTGACAATGGCGCGAACTAGCGGCTGATCGCCGTCGAACGTGCGCAGCATTTTAGACTTCGGCTCATTTACCAGAATCTTATTAATCAGGTTGTCAAATTCTGGCGCGTAATTTTCATTATCGCGTAGCCGGCGAGCGGTTCGCACATCGATGTCGCAATTGCTAGCCAGTTGCTGGAATGCAATCTCGTTGGTCGTGAATTGCTGGGTCGGCATGCCGCCGTTGGCCTCCAAAACAATGTTGGTGTTCCCGTCGCGGGTTTGAACCTGCAACTGATCGGTCGGCGCAATATAGTCGGCTTTCCGGCTTGCTTGCTCGCTGATCTGTCGCAAGATGTTTTCCAGCGTTCCGTTCGCATTTTCTAAAGTAGTATTTAGCATAATCACATTTTCCAATTGTGGGGCGTGCGGCTCGCCCAAATGTTTACCGCATGCGAATAGTCTCATATATGCACGCGAGTGCAATGGTTTTTTTAAAAGTTTACGCGGCAGCGCGTAGGATGATGTTCCCGTCCACAACAAAACCAGAATCGTCGTGTAGTGCTGGGCCTTTAGCAGTCAACCCGACGACGACCGGACCGGCCATCACGTTATCCAAATCGGACAGATCACCATCAATAACCGGTCGGCCAAGGTATTCGCTCGGCATCGAATTTTTAAAAACTACTGCGACGGGGACGCCAGTTGGCAGCGCGGCGGCTACTTGGTTTTGATACTGCGGTCGGTCGCTGTAAGAAAACATTAGACGATAGTTGGCGGGCAGGTTTCCGGCCAATCGCTTCGCTTGCTTCGTGTAGTCATAGAAAAATAGATCGGGGAATTGCTGCGGGATGCCATGCTTTTCAAAAGGGATATCGGAGAGCACGTTTAGGCGAACAACGCCTTGCACGTTTTGCTTATCACAAAGCTTTTTAAAGTTTGCCAATTCACGGGTGAGTTGGGCGAGGAATCCAGATTGATCGGCGTGCCAGTAATCAGTCTTTGCTTGGCGGGAAATGTTGACGCTGTCATACACTGCCGCAAGGCCAGCATCCTTCAAGCATAGGTCCATACAATTCGCGGCTTTGCTACCGGCGCAAATGATATGGTCCGGAAGCATGCTCAGGCTCGCCATGCGGACCGGCTTAGAAAAATGGCTATTCGGCTTTTTCTGGGTTTTCTTTACTTTGGTATTCGTTGCTCGGGTATCGAGTAATTTCATCGTTCGCATCCTTTGTTATAGGTGTATGCGAACTATCTCGTATCCGGCCATAAATATCAACAGCGGGTTTATCGTTTTGTTTGGTCAGTTTTTGCACGACGCTATCGGTCGGCTGCGGGCCTTTCTCAAACCACGCCAAAATTTTAAAAAGTAGCCAAGTCATAACAGTTTCCTATGGGATTTCTCGCAGGCTAACAATAGGCCGACGCGCACTGTCAATCCTTAATTCACGTTCCTATATAGTCTTTTTTAAGAAATAAAAAACAAAACAAAAAAAGTTCCCGAAAAGTCCTATGTAGTTACGCGTTTTTTCATTTGGCCGTAACGCCCTGAATCACGCCGGTACGCCAACGGTACGCCTGAAAGCCCCGTCCTATAAGGGTTGTACCGCCGTACCGCCTGTACCGCCATTTTTGATTTTATTTTTTACTAAAAATATTTTCTCTGAAAAGTACTATATAGAAAGCGATTTTTTGGCCCAAGCGCCGCGAACCGCGTTACGCGACCCGCTTCCCACTTGTTTCGACCGATCACTCGAACATATTGTTTTGGAGATTGACGACTTTGTTGTCGCGAATCCCATACCGTCGAATGGTGTTATGGACGGTATTGGCGTTCAGTCCGAGTTTTCTGGCGATGTCTGTCCCGCGCATTTTGTTTTGGTGCAGGGACAGGATTTGCAGTCTCACTGCATCGGTGAGGGGTGCGGAGGGTTTTTTCGTTGGGCTGCTGGAGTTTGTCTCTGTTCTGCCTCGCGGTAGTTGTTTGGCTATTTCTTGTGCGCGGATCGCGGCTAGGAATTTGTCTGTCATTCGTCGCCCTCAATCACTTGGATGCACCGCTTGCATCGATCAGGGCTATCACTTAGCAGGAATTTTGCTATGGGGATCACTCTGTCACTGCCGTTGCCGCAGAGCGCGGCCACCCGCCCAAGCATCTGTGCGTGTAGCCGTTCGGCACTGGTTTTGCCGCTTGGCTTTTTAAAACTGAATCCGGTCATTCACTTTCTCCGTTAATAAAAAAGGGGCCGAAGCCCCTGTTGGTTTAGACCCACTCCCCGTCGGCCCAGATACGCAGGGCTGTTTCGTGGCCCCCTGCTGCGTTAGTTCCTTCCAGCAGCGCGTCGAAGATGCCTGCCTTGCTGACCTCGAAGTCGAGGCGTTCGATATCTAGGTCTTCGTATCCTTCTTCGATTAGCTCTTGCTTCGCCTGTTCAAGATACTTGGCGGAGGCGTATTGGTATCCCTCGCCAGTATCGATTCGATATAATTTCATTAACTATCTCCAAGTTGTGGGGGCCGAGGCCCCTGTTTTTAAATTTTTACTTCTGCGTGAAGCTTCTTCGCTATTGGCCTGCTTCCCATGTCATAAGACTTTGGTAGTTTGCCGTCTTCGACTGTGGCGTAGTCGCGGTCGAGTAGACCGTCATCTTCATCGCCCCAGTAGGATCGAACAAGTTCGATGAACTCGCCCTCTGCGTAGTTGCAGTCGCGGTGAGCTTCTGCGTAGGTTTCGTACTCGTAAAAATCGCCGGAGCGATCATCGGGACCATCGCATTCCACCCACACCCACCACGTGTAGACGATAGATTCGCCTTTTTTCATATCACTTTTTCCAAGTTGTTAAAGATCTGGGTTGTTCCACGTGGAACATTGCCCCCGACAAGGTATTTCCCTAGTCGGTATGCATATTATCCCATACCCAACTTTTAAAAGATATCCCAGTTCTTGGACACAACTTAGACAAACGGCTAGTCTTCGCAGATTTTGCAGACCTCGAAGAAGTAAGGGCCGTCTTCGTCCTCGCCGGACACCACTTCGAGTTCGATCTCGGGGTGTTTTGGGCAGAAGGTTGCGTCTGGCAAGTTCCACGGTGCGCGGGGATCGCTCCGCTCGGCGTCTTCGCGGTCGATCATACCGGCCCCTCTGCCGGTGCTTTATTACCTGCTTTTATTTTCCCCGCGATCCGCTTATCTCGTCTTTCGTTGAGTACTTCGTTTGGTTGCAGTATCGGACCTTTTTCCATTTGCTCAGTCAGTACTTCCTCGACCGTATCTTGAACGTCTTTAAGCAATGCCGCCTTCAGGTGTTTCGATGCATCGAAGACCACTTTCTTCCGCGCCTCGTTTGCCATTTTAAACTCTGCGTCGGCAAAACCTTTGTACAAGTCCCACGGTCTTTGTTTGATCGGCAGCGCGTCACCGGCTTCATCAATTTCAAAAATCTTGGTTTCTATTAAAGCGGCTTTGATCACTTCCTCGGTGATTTTTACGGCGATCTCTCGTTTCAAGGTTTTGTTTATTCGGTGGATTTCTTCCTCCACGCAAGTGCGTATGTACTTTTCGGTCTGTTTCATCTTTTTTCCAAATTAGGGTTGCATCGGTAAGATAACTCCCATACCATCGCATTTCAACTTTTATTGGAGAAAGTGAAAATGCATAAAGACGCCAACAAAATCGCACGTCGTATTGACCTTGCGTTCGCCGCGCTCCGCGATAAGGGGTTCTTTGCCAAGGCCAACCATACGTGCTGTCAGTCCTGCGGGCTGGCTGATATCCCCGCAGACAAAGAAATGGCTTACGTTTTCTATCACATGCAAGACGCGGAGCGTTTGAAGGATGACGGCGTTTGCTATCTGGCGTGGGGCGGCAAGGTCGGAGAAAAATTTGGTCATACCATTTGCGACACGCTTCGTTCAGCGGGCTTGGAAGTCGATTGGAACGGTAGCGAGCACACCCGAATCGCAGTCACAGGCTTTGCGTCTAGCGCCAAGAAATGGGACGTGACCATCGTTCAGACCAGTGTCGTGACGGGCATATCTGCCAAGACAGAGCAGGAAGCGGTCCGCAAAGCGCGGGACGACGCCAGTTGGTCAGACCACGTGGTCGATGTGCAAACAATAGCGTCTGCGTCATGAGGGCGCAGATAACTTTGAATTTTGACGAAGACGAAGCGGAGCAAGTGGTAACGCTGGTTCTTGGTCTTGATGAACGGCTGTCCTTTATGGAGCAGCAACTTGAAACTTTGTTGGAGAAAGTGAATGAACTTGAGCATGGACAAAAACCCAGAAAACGCAGAAGAAGCCCTGTATCAGGGGCTGGTGATGCAGCTACTTCCAAGAGCGTGGAGTGAGTCAGAGCGAAGTGAGCTTGAAGATATTGTGCGTAACCTTGAAAGCAGCCTGCCGGAAAGGGTCGTTAACGTATTGAAATTTAAAGCAATGTGCAAATTCATGGGTGTGGGAGAAAGCAATGTCGGTTAATTTTTTAAAACTGCACGAGATGCAGACAGCCATGAACGCTCTGGCCGTCGAAGAAGCCGAGAAATCTGGCAAGAAGATCACGGCGGGTATCCGCGAGGTCGCTGATGCGGTGGGTGTGGACTACGCCACAATGAAGGGCTTCGTGTTCGGGACGATTAAAAAGCCGTCAGAGCGCACCGTGGACCGCGTGCGGTTGTTTTTGCGTGACGGTGAGAGCAAGACGCCTCCTCCGCAAGAGCCGAGAGCCGTGAAGGTTGAGCCTGTAGCTAAAGGCACCGCTTTGTTGGTCACAGACGACGAAATTGCAACGCTGATAGGCTTGTTACAAGCAGCGGAGTCTGATATCCACGGCGACTACAGTGGCTTTGAGGAAGATCAGGGGCATGAGTGGGGACGTGAAGTAAGTACTGCCAGTTATCAGGCGCTGTATCGTCAAGAAGGTCTTTTGAAGCGGTTAAGAAAAAAGATTGAGGCGCAATCTCCGTGTCAATTTCAGTGGGACGCCGAGCTACAATCAATGGTTCCCGTGAAAGCTTTTTAATTGATATGCTGTGGGGCAAACCAGTTCGGGTTGGGCGATCACAGCCCTCCAAGCGCGTTCCCGTCCGCGTGCCCCAAAGGCGGGTTTTCGGTTTGACCGGCCACTCACTGCTTCATTCCCTGCGGTGAGTGATCCACAGCACGGTTCCCGTCCCGTGCGGTCGTATGGCGGGCTTTTTTTCGGAGGTAGCATGAGCAAAGACCATGTCAAAGCAGGCGTCCTAATCGGAATTGGTATAATTGTTGCGATTAACTTGCTGTCTTTTGCTCTGTTAGCAATAGTAGGTAGTTAAGGACAACTCATATGACAGAAATCAAAGAAACAACCCTTCCCGTAAATCTTTCCCCGCAAGAAGCGTTGATGCTTCTCCAGCTTTTAAAAAGTTCCCGAGACGACCCCCGTATTCACGGCCTGATTGGCACTTGTTTTTGGTTTCACTCGCATGACAAAGAGCAAGAGCAAGCGGTTAAAGACAATTGGACTTCGGTTATGGATAAGCTGGAGGCGTTGAAGCTAGATGGTAAATAAAACTTTTACCCACCAGTTGCTTGAGGAACTGGCCGATACGGCTAAGATTAGCGATATTCAAAAGCGTTTACAGGATTCAGCTACCTTATTGGTAGCGTATCCGGACGCGTCCTCAGATCAATCAGAAGAGTGGATGAATGTTATTGACTGCTGTCGAATTGAACTTCGACGTAGGTTTTATCACAAAAGGTTGACGGGTTAGCCCTCGCGGTAAGCGTCTAGCTGCCGCGCTTCTCGGGCGCGATCTTCTTTCCACTCACTAAAAATTTTACGCAATTGTCCGCTGATTGAGCGGTCTTCTAACTGCGCAATCTCTTTGATCTGCCGGTACACGGGGACCGGAACGAGAACTGATTTCCATTTATTGGTATCCATACGCGAGATTATAAGGCAATCCTATAAGCCGCGCAACACTATACTTCTTCGGTTTCGCCCCAACTTGGCCCTAAGTCAATGTCGCATTTGCTAGGTACGCGTAGCGGTATGGCGGCTTCCATTATTTCTCTGATCCGCTTGGCGTGTTCCACGTCCCGCACGCTGCAACCCAATTCGTCGTGTACCTGCAACAGAGGCCGCTCCCCAGCTTCATACAGATCGACCATGGCCTGCTTGGTCATGTCGGCGGCGGAGGCTTGTATCAGCCGGTTTAGCGCCTTATACGTGTACGCACGCTTGAGGGGAGCCGTTTCGCCGTAGGTTGCCTTGGCTTCTTTGAGCGGCATGGCCTTTTGTATGTCGTATCCCAGTGGCTCAAACATGTTGAACCGGCACTTTCGGCCTTTTAAAGAGCGAAGGGAACCGTCTGCTTTTTGATCCACGGACCGTGATACGCCGTTCATTAGCTCTTTTACGAAAGGAACGCGGTTGTGGTACTGGCGCGTAAGATCTTTTGCTTCATCTATGTCCAGATCTAGCTGCTCAGATAGCTTGCGCACACCCATGCCGTACATCATGCCGAGGTTGATCGTCTTGGCTTGTTTGCGGCTAATGTTTGCCATGTCGGCAACCATGGTGTGGAAATCCATGTCCGGATCGTTGGTGTAGCCGTCCACAAACTCTTGCGCACCGCCCAATGGCTGGTTCTTCCACGCGCCAAATACGCTGGCGTAATGGGTCAAGATTCGTGGTTCTTGCTGCGAGTAGTCGATAGCTGCCCACAGTTCGCCCTCTTCCGGCAGGAACAGGCTGCGGATCATAGGCCCTAGCTCTGGATCGCGGGCAGGAATCTGCTGGAGGTTTGGGTTCGACATCGACAGGCGTCCGGAGACGGTGCCCCCGTCGTCACTGCGAAGCTGGTTGATGTGCCCGTGTACGCGTTGGTCTTTGGACACAAACTTCATGATGTTGTTGATGAAAGTGCCTTGGATCTTGTTGAGGTTGCGTGCCTCGACCACCATTTTGGCAAACGGGTGCGGGTTCTCGTTCAAGAATGCCTTAGTAAACGACGGTGCGCCCTTGGCCGTGCGCGGATAAGCAACTTTTAGCTTGTCGAATGCTTTGGCTAAAGAAGTTGCCGCCCAGATCTCAACGTCGAAGCCTGCTTCTTTGTTGATTTCGCGGTAGGTTTGCTTCTCTCTTTTTAAAAGTTGTTGTTTGGAGCGTTCGCATCGCTCCAGATCGACGCGTATGCCACGGTAAGTCATGTCGATCAGGCAAGGCGTGAGCCGCGTTTCGAGGTCAAAGATGGTTTCTAGATCTTCTTTGTTGATCTCGACGCGAAAGAATTTGTACAGATCGTAAGCCAAACGGGCGTCTTGTTCGCCGTAAGGCCCCACAAACTGCGCAGGAAGCTTCCATAGCTCTGCCTTGGGATCTACACCGAAGTCCACTGCGGCCTGCGTCAGTAGCTTTTCTGACTTAGCTTTGCCCAGATAGTCGTAGGACAGGGCGTTCAGAGAGTAGCTGAAGCGGTTTTCGTCTAGCAGCGCAGCCATGATCATGGTGTCGATGATCTTACCGTTGACGGGTATGTCGAGCGCCTTGAGCCACCCCAGATCGTAAGGTGCGTTGTGCATGATCTTCGGGCAGTCGGTCGCTAGCTGCTTCTTGAGCCAGCGCAGCACCTGTCCTTTGTCGAGATTACCCCCGCCAAGGTGCGCGATAGGGTAGTAAGCTTCAAAGCCTTCTGTGGCAATGGCTATGCCGACAACGTCCCCGTCTTTGCGAGGCCACCCCGGCCCCATCTGCTTGAGGTTGGGGTCACGTGTCTCTAGGTCGATAGCGATTTCTTTGGCACCGGTCAGGTCTACCAGTTCAAAGGGTGCGGTCCATTCTGATTCGGTCGAAAAAAGTGGGAATTGCAATTTAGTTGCCTTCTGCATGTGTCTTCCTTGGATCATCACCCATCGCAAAACGGGTGTACCAGATCGATTTTTTTAAATCTTCTTGCGCATCGAACTTCTTACCTGCCCGCCACTGGTATTTAAAGCTGGCTAGACGGCAGTACGTCTGTACCGCCTCTGGGCCGAAAGCCGCGATCATGGCGTCGATACATTCGATTTCAGCGTCAGCGTAGTGGGCTGGTGAGTTGACCATGTCGTTCATATTGCGTAGCTCCTATAGAAGTTCTGCGGCTCTAGGGTATATAGATTCTGTCTGGTACGGGTGACGGCTACATAGAAGACCCTATGCATGGAGTCTGGGTCGCTTTCCATGCTGGCTTCTGCGGCTGCGGTTATGTCGGTGAACAGGACGACGTTGTCTGCTTCACCACCTTTGGCCCCGTGAATCGTGGACAGGCGTATGCGCGGCTCTGCCGACAGGTCCTCGCCCCGTTGCACTAAAGCGTTGATGTAGGCCACGTCCACGTCGGGCAGCTTGTCGAGCGCGGCTCTCCAATCCATGTCTTTCGTAGCCAGTAACCCGTTGAAATCTTTAAGGTCGTCGTAAGTAAACAGTGCCTCTGGATCGCCTACAATCTTCTTGTAGCCACGGGCCACCCGCACGCCGTTACCTGACATGAACGAATACATAGCCTTGGCGGACTCGAAAGAAATGGGTTCGTTATTCTGCATACAGTTCCAC